ATCTATAAACAATGTATTAATAGGAATTAGTAAAACAGCACATGGTTACAAATGGAAATTCAAATAAACCTCTCACAGTTTGGGATTGGTTAAAACAAGTTACGTATATAAGGGAGCCTTGGGATAATTTTAGTGAAGAAGATAAAGAAAGTTTTAATATCTATATGCTTCATAAGGTTATCTCAATGCATGAACCTTATATTGAATTAGCTAATTATTTACAAAAGTTCTGGTTATTAACACCCAAACAAATATATGAAATATATTGTAGTTACTTACCTAAAACCGCGGTATATGCTAAATATATAAAATCAAATAAACCAAAACCAAATCAAGACTTAGTTAATATTTTAGCTAGTCACTATCAATTATCTACAAGAGAGATAAAATCTTATCTACATTTATTAGATGAAAATCAAATTAAAGATATTCTTAATAGCAGAGGAGTAAGTGAGGAAGAAATTCAAAAATTATTAGGTTATGAAAAAAGTACCAAAACATCTAAAACATCTACTAGAGCATAAAGAACCTCCAATAGATTGGACTAAGGACAAAATTGTATCTTATTCTCAATTTTCAACTTGGAAACAATGTCCTCATAAATGGAAATTACAAAGTGTAGATAAATTAAAGCAATCTCCAAATATGCATTTAGTATTTGGAAATGCTATACATACTACAATTCAACATTATTTAAAAACAATGTTTGAACAAAGTGCGGCAGCTGCTGATAGAGAAAATATAATCCAATCATTTGAAACATCACTTCGTTCAGAGTATAAAAAAAGTGTAGAACAAAATAACAATGTTCATTTCTCTAATGCTGAAGAATTAAGTGAATTTTATGAAGATGGAGAAGCTATATTAGATTATTTTAAAAAGAAAAGAGGTAAATATTTTTCTAAACGAAATACATATCTTATAGGTGTTGAATTTCCTTTATTTTTATCTCCTCATGAAGAATATCCTAATGTAAAGTTTAAAGGATTTATAGATTTAATATTCTATAATGAAAACACAGAAACATTATACATTTATGATATTAAAACATCTACTAGAGGGTGGAAAGATAAAGAAAAAAAAGATGATACTAAAGTTTCTCAAATATTACTTTATAAAGAATACTTTAGTCGTTTATTTAATTGGGATGTAGATAAAATAGAGGTTGAATTCTTTATTGTAAAAAGAAAAATTTGGGAAGAAAGTGAGTATACTATTCCTCGAATTCAAGAATTTACTCCAGCGTCAGGTAAAATAAAACGTTCAAAAAGTATAAATGAGTTTCGTTTGTTTATAGAAGATTGCTTTGATAAGGAAGGAAAGCCATTAGTTAAAGAATTTACAAAACAAGTAAGTCCTTTATGTGCTTGGTGTCAATTTAATGATGAACCTTCTTTATGTAATAAAATTAATCTTTCCTAAACTTACATATATTTATATCCAAATATATAATATTATGGCAAGTAAAAACGAAAAATTAACACTAACAAGTGTAAAAGTACACGAAGATCTCTTTGATGAATTCAAAGTAGCAAGTATCAAAAACAAATTTAATTTACAAAAATTAACAAACAGAGCAATGCATCTTTATTTAAATAATGATGAATTTCGCAAACAACTACACAACCACACTGATTTAGTAATGAGTGGTAGTCTTTAAAAGTTTTAACAAACGTTATGAAAAAACATTACATTCCAAAGGAGCAACGAAAAAAAATCCTTATTCTATCTGATGATATTAGAACAACATCAGGGATTGCTACTATGACAAGAGAAATAGTTTTGGGCACTTGTCACCACTTTAATTGGGTAAATTTAGGAGCAACAATCAAACACCCAGATGAAGGTAAAAGAATCGATTTAAGTGACGATTCAAATAAATTTAACGGTATAACGGATGCTAGTGTTTTCCTTTATCCATCATCAGGATATGGTACTATTGAAAGAGTAAGAGAATTACTTAAAATAGAAAAACCAGATGCAATAATGCTATTTACTGATCCTCGTTACTGGGAATGGTTATGGGTACATGAAAGAGAAATTCGTTCTCAAGTTCCAATTTTATACCTTAATATTTGGGATTCATTACCTTATCCAATATATAATAGAGGATATTATGATTCATGTGACTTATTAATGGCAATTTCTAAACAAACTGAAAATATAAACAGAGTTGTATTAGGAGAAAAGGCTAAAAATAAAGTAATTACTTATGTTCCTCATGGTATTAATGAAGATGTTTTCTTCCCTATTGATGAAAATCATGAAAAATGGAATGAATTACAACAATTTAAAAAACAGTTATTTAAAGATAAAGAATATGAATTTACATTAATGTTTAATTCAAGAAACATTAGACGTAAATCTTTTCCTGATACATTATTAGCTTGGAAATTGTTTGTAGATGGATTACCTGAGGATAAAAAAGATAAAGTAGCATTTATAGCTCATACTCAACCTGTAGATGAAAATGGTACTGATTTAAATGCTGTTATTGAAATGATTTGGGGAACAACACCTCCAAACGTATTCATTACTGGTTTGAATAGATTTGTACCTGAACAAATGAATTTATTATATAATTGTTCTGATGCTGGTATATTAATATCTTCAAATGAAGGATGGGGATTATCATTAACCGAAGCTATGATGTGTGGTAAACCTATTATAGCTAATGTAACTGGAGGTATGCAAGATCAAATGAGGTTTGAAGACGAAAATGGGAACTGGATACAATTTACAGAAGAATTTGGTTCAAATCATTTTGGTAAATATAAAAAATGTGGTGAGTGGGCATTCCCTGTATTTCCTACTAATATGAGTTTAATAGGATCAGTACCTACACCTTATATTTTTGATGATAGAGCAGATTTTAGAGATACTGCTAAACAAATTGAAGTGTTATATAATTTAAGTAAAGAAGAAAGAATAAGTAAAGGTAAAGCAGCTAGAGAATGGGTAACGTCTGATGAAGCTAGAATGACATCTAAAAACATGGCTATTAATGTTATTAATTCTATTGATAAAACTTTAGAAACATTTACACCAAGACCATCTTATGATTTTATCCAAATAAATGAACTACCAGCAAAACAAAACAAACATATAATTTCGTTATGAGTAAACCACTTTGCATAATCAGTAGCCCAGTAGACACCTTTAGTGGTTATGGAGCTAGATCACGTGATTTTATAAAATCTCTTATTAAAGTTAAAGGAGAAGAATGGGATATTAAATTATTATCTCAACGTTGGGGACAAACTCCATTTGGAGCTTTAAACCCTGAAATAGAAGAAGAAGCAGATTTAAAAAATCGCATTATAGGACAAGTAACTATGAGTCTTCCTTCAAGACCTGATGTTTGGATTCAAATATCTGTACCAAATGAATTCCAACCTGTTGGAAGTAAATTTAATCTTGGTGTAACAGCTGGTATTGAAACTACTATTTGTGATCCTTCTTGGATAGATGGTCTAAACAGAATGGATTTAAACCTAGTCTCATCAGAGCATTCAAAACAAGTATTTAACAATAGTAAATTTGAACAAAAAAATCAAGTAGGACAAGTTGTTAATATTATTGAACTAAAAAAACCTATAGAAATTCTATTTGAAGGAGCAGATTTAAATAAATACTTTAAAACAACTGAAAAGAACGATTTTAATGTTTGTAAAGATTTAGATTCTATTAAAGAAAATTTTGCATTTTTATTTGTAGGCCATTGGTTACAAGGTGACTTTGGTGAAGATAGAAAAAATGTAGGTTACTTAATTAAAGCATTTTTAGAAACTTTTAAATATAAAAAAGTTCAACCTGCATTAATTTTAAAAGTATCACAAGGTGCTACATCTATTTTAGATAGAGACAGAATTCTTAGTAAAATAGAAGATATTAGAAAAACTGTGCATGGGGGTAAAAAAGCCAATATCTACTTAATACACGGCGATTTAACCGATGAAGAAATAAATGCTATATACAATCACCAAAAAGTAAAGGCAATGGTTAATCTAACAAAAGGTGAAGGATTTGGACGACCATTATTAGAATTTAGTATTGTAGGAAAACCTATTATTGCTTCTGGTTGGAGTGGTCATATAGATTTCTTACCTTCAGAATATGCTTGTTTAGTAGGAGGAACATTAAATAATGTACATCAAAGTGCATATGTTCAAAATACTATTCTACTAGAAAGTCAATGGTTTAAACCAGATGATAATCAAGTAGGACATGCATTTACTGAAGTATTTGATAAGTATAAAACATATCAAGAAAAAGCAAAACGATTAGCATTCAAAAATAAACAAGAATTTTCATTTGATAAAATGACTGAAAAACTAGGAAATTTATTAACACAATACGTTCCTGAATTTCCTAAACATGTTGAAATTAAATTACCAAAATTAAAAAAGATAGAATAACATGAATGATAATTTAGTAAAATGTCCTCATTGTGAAGCTGAAATGTGTTATGAATACCATAATCCACAATACATTCAATGGATGTGTTTTAATTGTGGGTATGGT